CTAAACCGTGGCCAGAAGATCCTCCTCTCTCACCAACAGAAAGCTCTGCCCTTCATACTTCACTTCAGTTCCAGAATACCGACTGAACAAAACCGTATCACCAGCAACCAACGGAGCGCTCACCTTATGCCCAATATCCAGAACCTTGCCATGAAACTGCTGTGGCTCATCGGTTGTTGGCAGGGCAATACCACCCTCAGAGGTTTGAGGATTACTGGCACGATCAACCAGCACCAGGTTATTCAAAGGTTTTGGCTGACTCATAGTGTGCCTCGCTTCTTCATTTCCTGAACCAACGGAGTCACCGCTGTAGTAATCTTGCCCAGAGGGTTGGTCTTATCAATCACATCGGTCAACTTCTTGCGGGCGATCCGGGCATAAATCTCTGATGTCTTAGGGTCCGCATGCCCCAGCACAGCCTGAACCTGCAAAGTACTGGATTCTTCCTCCATCATTTCTGCGCCCATCATGTGACGAAAAGCATGAGGGTGACAAAGCTCTTTTGGCAGGCCAGCCGCAGCGCCATACCCCTGAATCATCTTCCATACTGATTTGGTCGACAGCCGCCGCGCTTCACCTCGGTACTCATGCTCCGGCACTCTCCGATTGCGAACACTGACAAACAACACCCGCTCACCACTGGGCAACGTACGGTCAACCTGCTGAAGCTCATCATGGCCAAGATACGCCTGAAGCAACAAAGCCGCTTCATTGGGCAATGGCAATTCCCGCTCGTTTTCCCCTTTCTCGGAAACAATCAGCCCCAACCGTTGAACGCCGTTATGCTCAAACCAGTACAAACTCTCCTGATTCAAACTCACGAGACCAGCAACCCGCATACCGGTACCCATCAACAAAGCCAACATGGCCGCATCACGCACACCATTGAAAGAACTGATATCCGCCTGCATTAACAATTGCTCAGCATTCATCAACCCCAACTGGCGGGGCAATTTACGACCAACACTGGGATACAAAAGATAAGAGGAAGGATTGTCACTGATAAGACGCTGGCCATGGAGCCATTCATAAAACCCACGACAGGCCGCCACAACAACATGACGACTTTGCGGAGCGATGCCCTGCTTATGCAACCAGAGCCCGGTAAACTCAGTCAGTGATTTTTGATCAGCCTGGAAAATGGAACGATCACGCTCCCCCAAAAAAACCTGCAGCTGCTTTAAATGGCCACGATATTTATTCACAGTAGAAGACGCACGACCACGACTGGTCAACAACCAGGTTAACCAGCTCTCAATCAGCAGTAATTCTTCATCTGCCTGGTCATTATCCGACTCATTGTTCTTATTCATAATCCCGCCAGGCGCAGCGCAGTTCGTGGAACCGTTGAATGACTATTATTTTACCATATCTCCTTGATATATCAGCTATTACCTCACCACAAACACCCACAAATTTACCCGTGGATGACGGTTTCAGCCGTGGATAAAAAACCAACCTCAAAATAAAAACCGTGGATGCTCCTTGCTGGTATTTTTGTCTGTTTTCTTCCCCCTCTCTTTCTCTTTTCTTCTTCTATTTCAAAGAAATAAAAATATAAATAGATACTGGTTGGCAGAAAACGGCGAAAAATGGCGAATGTGGATAAAACAGGAGCAGTAGTGGGAAAAAGCACAAAGGCTGTGGATAGATAAAAACGTCAATGGCATAATATTCAGCAGGTTAACGACAGCAGCCCACGGAACCACGGAAAAACCAAAGGCTGCCCGATACCCCCATAAGGGAGCAGAGGCGCCCAGCTCCATCCATTCTTGGTTTGGCGCTTGCGCCCCATTCAGGCAGCGCCGCAGGCTACTCGTTGGGGGTGCGGGGGAAGTGGTAAATCATCATAAAGGCGTTGTTTCAGTAACAGACAGTTGGCGGGGTCGGGAGGTAAGTGATGAACAGGTTTATTACGATCAATGCAGGTGAATCATCATCCTTCTGGACACATAAGTGTGCAGAGAAACAGATAGTGGCCGTTTATGTCCGACAGACCAGTAAAAGCATGGCAGAAGTGCATTGGGATTATCAGCCTGGTGAGGCATGTAAGATCTTGTTCGAACAGGAACAACAGCTTGATGGCTATATCGCTGGTCTGCTGGATGCGATGGAAATTAAACCCCGTTCGCGTTGTTGTTATAGCGCTCTGACTGGAACAATCATTGGGTTAACCCATGATGCTGCGCACAAACTGGCCGGTCTTATTGCTGACAAACTGGTTCCTCTATGTGAGAAACGGCTAAAAGAAATAGGGAAATACAACAATCTTCCTCATGTTAAATATCAACGAGAGAAACTGAGTCAAGAGGTATAAAAATTTCTCGTTCCCACTGTCCTCCGTGGGAACGAGAAAGTACTGTAGTTAATGGGAAAAGACCAACGGATTGGTCTAATACGGCGTTATGCCCTCTAGCCAACCAAAGAGATTTTAGTGAAAAATTGATGATCAATAAATTGTAATAAACATATAGATTAGGGGTTAAATTGAAGAAAGTAATATTAGTAACTTTATCCTGCTTGATGAGTTTCACAGCTTATGCGAACGTTGAAATGTATGAATACCTTGGTCTAAAAACAGTTAAGGGAAATCCTTGTTATCTCACTAATGGGCAGTTTACGGAATCATCGATTAATTTTATGGTTTCTGCTTATGGTGATTTCAAAGAAAAGAGTCATATTATTCTTACTGTCATAGAAGTCGCATTAGATGCTGGGTGCGATATTGATTTGCCTAATGAGGTTGGTTTATCTCCTTTAAATAATGCGATTCTGTTCAATGAACCTAAGCTTGTAAGCTTTTTGCTTAACCAGGGAGCAAATCCAAGAAAGCGAATAAAAAGTGATAAGCAATTATTAAACGGTCTTGACTCATATCATTTCTTGGAACTAATAGAGTCTAAAGACCCAAAGAGATATGAAATAATTAGTATATTGGAAAATCATAAACAGAGGGCATAATCAAAAATTTCCAGGGGACGCCTACGGCGCCCCTGAAATTGGCGTTACATTTCTTTCTTAATTATTCACTAATCTTCAAGTATTTATAGGAGCAAATATGAATTACCCTGTTCAAGGATCATTAGATTTAAAAGTTGAAAAGGAAGTTGAAGTTGACGGGGTAGGAATGGGAGTTCTATCCGATGGTACACCCTATTTGACAGGTCGAGGTCTTGCCCGTCTTTGTGGTGTCGACAACTCTGTTATTACCCGACTCGGAGCTGAATGGTCTGAACAGCTTCAGAAACCTAGGGTAACAAGAATCCGACAGATTCTAAATCTCAGAGGCATCAACCCCCAAACTCCATATCTTGAATTTGCTGGCAACAAATATTGGACTGGTTCTGTATGTATTGCTGTACTTGAGTACTATGCTCTTGACGCATCTCAGAACAACAATTCAATTGCCCTTCGCAATTATAGAACTCTTGCTGGCAGAGGCTTTGAAGAGTTCATCTACACGCAAGTCGGATACGATCCCAGTCAATCTGTACCGGATCAATGGAAACAGTTCCACGACAGAGTATCATTAACTTATAATTCCGTTCCTGCTGGTTATTTCAGTATCTTCAAAGAAATTGCAGATATGATTGTAACGTTGGGTCAAGCTGGATTGCATATTGATAATACTTTTGTTCCAGATATCAGCGTTGGCAGAATCTGGAGCTCACACTGGAAAAGTAATAATCTAGCCTCAACTTACGGCGACCGTAGTAATTATTTACACAACTACCCTGATTATTTTCCGCAAGCAGCTTCAAATCCACAAGAACCACTCTGTTATCCTGAAGCAGCTTTAGGTGAGTTTCGTCGATGGTTCAGAGAAGTTTATATTGGGCAAGGAAAGTTTAAAAATTACTTATCTGGTCAAGCTAAGGCAAAAGCACTTCCAGCATCTTTCTCACAAATTGCATTGAAAGCTTTGAAGAAATAAGTAAACGAAATTTTCTCGTTCCCACGGTCCTCCGTGGGAATGCATACCTGACTTATCGGATGTACTTATCGCTTCCATCTACATTCCCACGCAGAGCGTGGGAACGAGGCAATGCTTGGCCACGATAAAACTCACAAGCATCCCACTCTTTATACTCTACGGGTTGCCTATCAACGGTTAGATGCTGAATATGACGATCTTCCGATTCAACCGAATAACGTATAAACCCAATATGGTTATCTTCGCTTGGGGAGTAACCTATAAAAGTTGATGTTTCGTTGTACACTCTTAATTCAATTTCTTTTTCATCCTGCTCATTATAGAAATCAGACACAGCCGATTCTATTTCTTCCATGGTGGTGTATTGCGAAATCTTCACAAATGCACCATGCCACTGAGCACTATTTATGCCTGGTCTAAATGCAATTAATTTCATCAGGAAAAACTCCTCATTACTTTGTTATAGGAAATACTGTTTTCAGGTGTAGCCCAGGCGGGTTTAATTTCAGTTAAGTAGAGAGTCCCTTTTTGATTAAACGCTCTTCTCCTCCCCACCCAGTCATCGACGATATTTTTTAACCCAAGCTTTTCAGCGATTTTCTTTGCATTTCGCGTTTTTCCACATGCAACAGGGCCGTATACAATTATGCTTTGATTCATAGCGTTTTTTCTCCACGGTAGTTATTTTTAAACAGCTTTAGAGAGCCACCTCAACCGGATAAACCTTATCTTCCCATTTCCTTTCTCTAACAACTTTTATCAGCTTTCGACGAATCAACCCCTGAATCGTTTGGGTTCCAAAATGCCAGGCAGGTACAGGGGTGTTAGTTATATGAGAGTGCCTGATCTCTACCCCCGGAGCAGACCAAAAGCCACCGGTGTATTTAATCAGGCGACCATGCTTTAACAGTCTGCTGTAAGCCTTTTGCATTTTCGGTGATAGCTGGCCTGCTTCTGATAAAAGCCCATATTCAACAACTTCCACCAATTTACTGGCATGAACTCTTTGCTTATCAGAACAATGCCCATCTGGGAAAGCGACAATCACAAAGACAAATTCATCTTTGTATGGCTTTCTGCCTGCCCATGCCTGCAATTCTTCCAATGAGTAAAACAGGTATTGACGACACCCTGTTTTCAAACGGAATACCAGAGCAATGATTTCGCTATTTGAGTCGTGTGATTGAGTCATCATCTTTCTCCCTTACCACCCATTCCTTTCAATCCGCTCTTCTTCCCGCTCCCTTTCCTCCCGAGCCTCCTGCGCCTTTAACTCCTTGCGAGCCTTCCGAAGCACCGACTCCAACAGCTTGATCAGATTCTCCCAATAGCTGGAGCCCCAATCCTTGCCAATACCCTTGAGCACAGAAACCTTGGTCAGCTCCATCTGGTTCAGATCGGATGGGTTCACCACTTCAAACTGGCGCAATTCAACAGAGCCCTGAACGTTAATCTCCGTATAAAAGAAAAGATCCGATGTGCGGTACTGGCCGCCGATGCCGCCCTCCCAGTGGTAACCGCAGATATCCGGCACAAAGCGAACGGGGAATGGCTTGTCCTGCTTCTGACCTTCGTAATACTTCGATTCCGGTCTGAGGTTGGCAAATACTGTGGACATAATATGCTCCTGATTTTATGAGTTATTGTTTTCCGGTTAATTCAAAGCCCTGCCCCTGGCGGCGCATGGAACCTTCTTTGAGCAAAATATTGAATGCACTTTTAACTACTGGATGCCGGGCGCCTTCTTTTTTCATCACTTCGCGAACAACCGGCCTCTTTCCATAAGCACCTGAACGAGCACGTTCAGTAATAAGAGAAACCTTTTCATCAAAAGGAAAAGAAGGAGGAGTGAAGCCTGATTGCACGTCGGGCAGAGGATTGTCTTTTTCTGTTTTGGCCGGTTTTGTTTCTTTCACCGGCAACGGCGTCTGAAAGCAACGAATAGCGCAATAATCCAGCAGCCAGGCAATCACCAGCCACACAGGCCAGCGCATCCAGTCCGGTGCGTTATTAATGGCTGCTTCCACAGAACCGGAAGGCGCAACGGATACCGAAGCCTGTTTCAACTGTTCCAGCTTCTCCAGCAAACCATCACGGCGGGCGGTTTTCTCTTCAACACTGGTATCCAATGCACTGAGACCACGGCCACGGTAGTTGCCATCGGTGTCGCGGTCAGACACCTTCAGGCGTATATCAATCTGCCGGTTCAACTCGGCTATCTGGCCCTTGAGCTGTTGCACCTGAAAGTCATCGTTCTGTAACGCCTGCAACTGTTGCGCCGTTGCAGAGCGTTGCAACTGCCATGCGTATTCAATAAAGGCAGCCGTTGCAAACATCGAAACACCCATGAGCAACAGCCCGATCAAACGATCCTGCTTCCGGCGGGCAAACAGGAACAGGCAAGCCTGTAACGCAACACCGGCAACCATGGCCATTCCCTGTTCCACCGGCGACTGCACCAATCCGGCAAGCGCCAGAACCAAAGCAGCGGTAGAGACCAGGGCCAGCATCAGGCCGAAGATCCACCGAGTGTAATATTCCGTATAGGTCATGGGGCAACCTCCCTAAAGCGCACAGTCAGCGCAGTAAAAAACATCATCTTCATAAACGATGTTTTCCGGTTCCATTTGGCTGGTAACCGCGCCACATTCTCCGCAACGGGAATCATGGCAAGTGTCACACAGCGTTAAATCACGGGAATGCCAGGCATTGGCCGGTTTCTCTTCTGTGCCTTTGATCAATTCCTTACAGCCGTCGCATTTAAAATTGCTATCTTCCATCCTTCTTCTCCACTAGCTCGATCAGTCGTTTCACATCCCCCAGGAACAAAATGCGAGCGGTCTTTCTGCGGTGCTCTTCCGGGGTTCGGGTTCTGGTGTCTTGCAGGGCTTCCAGTTCCATATTGGTTTCAATGAGCGCCCTTTCGTTGGTTCCCATTGTTGCCTCCAGTGGCTTCTGGTTTTTTAGGTTCAGGGTCATAACTAAGATCCGGAATGCTCACACTCAGCCCGAACCGCTCCAACTCTTTCAGGGAAATACCAAACAGGTGGGTGGCGCGTCTTTGTCCGATGGTGCGTTCCTTATCCCGGAACTCATCCGGGCAGACGCCGGCCTCCTTCACCTGACGGGAGAAAACCGTGGCACTCTTCACAGGCATGGCATCGAACTTGGCTCGCAGGCTGTTACTGGTAGACATGTGCTGCATCATGTGGGTAAAGCGGATGAACAACAGGGTGTCGTCCGGGTCGGTTGGGTGCTCTTCAAACTTGTAAGGGAAGCGGAAGTTACCAGAATCAATCTCACCCAGAATGATTTCCATAATCCAGACCCAGGGCTCACGATCGGCGCTGGTTTCAGTAACGTGGGCGTTCATGGCGCTGAGCAAATCCAGGGGGAAGTCACCCTGATTGGTGGGTATTTCCAGAAAGTCGCAAAGCAGACGCCAGGCGCAATAAATGGCAGCGTAGTTGCCCACCATCCGGTTTGCGCCATCGTCTTCGCCACTGGTGGCGCTCTTATCCATAAAAAACTGACGGCATTTGCTGTACAGGTCCATCACGGTTTTGCGGTCCATGGTGGCGAGCCAGCGAATCCATTCCCGAACCGGGAAGCGGGGCAGTTCTTCGGATAACAGGCCGTTCTGCCGTTTGGTCAGATCCGAGCGCACCACCTTGCCCAGCAGGGTATTTACCGGCACATCCTCACCGGCCAGCAATACCGGAGCACACTGCACATACTCAGTCATATCCGTACCCCGTCGGGTAACGGTGTACTGATAGCACTCCTGCAGCATGGCCACGGCTTTATCAATGATGTCCTGTCGCCGTGCAGAGAGCTCTTCCCAACCCACCGGATGGCCGGTATGGGAAACAGACGTTAGCAAGCGGAATTCAGTTTGCAGGCTCTGGCCACCAAACATGGTCATGCCGGCTGTACGTTCCAGTCGTTTCACCAGGGTGGATTTACCAGCAGCCTTGCCGGCCTGAAGCACAAAATGAGGCCAGAAGCCGAGAAACACTTTCAAGTGAGCGCCCAGCACCCAAACCAGGGGAATCAATGAAGCGTTGAACTTAAAGCTGTCCTGATAGGCTTCCACCACCTTCCGGCCTTGATGGATAGAACCGGAAGGGAATTTCAGGTTGTGATAAGGGCACTGCTTTTCCGGTTCGGTGAAATAACAATCCGGCCCTTCATTCAATACCGGGCGACCATTACGCCAGGCAAGCCCCACAAAGTTGATGGCATCCCGTGCGCCGATATCCGTTGCCCGTTCCATAATATTGAGCATGCGGGAGAAACGGGCAGCGGAATAAATAGGGCCAAACTTTTTCCACTGCTCCGGGTTGTGCAGCTGTTCATCCTGAAATACCCGACGCTGCAGGCGCTGACCATGGCGGGGAGTTTGAACCGTAGCGGCAAAAATTGTATTTGGCTGGGCGTCTTTCTCACCACTCATGGTGGCGGTGGCGCTTTGAATGGATACACGGCTAAGGCCAGCTATCCGAAAACCGCAAAGATCCTGATGGTCTATCTTGTCGTTGCCGTCTTCATCTTTACCGATTTTCAGAAACTGACTGAAATCTTCTTTAACCCGAAACTTCCAGTAAACCGCATAGTCATGTGATGGCAGAAACAGGCGCGGTTTACCGGGGGCTTTGCCTTCACTATCACGCTTGCCCTGATAACCAGGAATTAACCAGGGCTCAACTTCTTGCAATGCGGAGGCCAGCGCACTGCTGCCAGCGCTCGAACCGAGATTACAGAGAAAATCATTCAGGTCGTTAATGCCTTCCCATTTACCGCTGCTGATCTTATCCACAAACAGACAAGGCATATTCATGGATGTCAGTTTTTCATGGACGCTCCAAGCGGCCTTATCGCCGGGGCAATAGCCGGTTTTCTCGTCGGGCGCGTCGTTATCAAAGGCAACCACCACCCGTTTACCTTCCAGAATGCTCCAGTCCTTTTCATGGAGATTACTGGCACCCATCACCGCCAGCGCCGCCCAGCCTTTTTTAGCCAGCGTGGTGCAGTGTACCGACAGGGCATTCATTGGGGATTCCACCAGAACAATGGTGTGGGCCTGCTTAATCAATTGTGGATTCAGGCACCAGAATGCGGGTCCTTTTTCACCATGACAGTGGTTTTTTACGCCGCCATTAAGTTCCTTATCGAAGTAGCGATACTCCAGAGCTGTCACCCGTTTACTGGTGAAATCTCTGCAGATAAACGCCACGGCAGGGCCGCCATGGAACTTCTCGCCAGCCTTGAGTTTGGTGGAGGTGTAATCGGAATAACCCAGAGTGCGTGCAGAAATGGCCTGCTTCACCACATCATCGGATAAACGGCGTTGGTCGATCAGATAAGCACGGGCGTCTTCAGGGTTTTGCAGCACCTGATCCGCCAGCCACTCCTCTTTTGTTTTTTTACGGACGGGCGCGTCCGGTTTATCCAGGGGAATATCAAATTCATTGTGCAGCCAGCGCAATGCCTCGCCAGTGTCTGAAGCATTACCAACATAGATCACCAGATCAATAATACTGCCGCCTTCGTCGGTGGCGTGATCTTTCCAGCGCAACTCACCACCGCGACTGAACACTGAAAAGCTGGCGTTTTTATCCTTGCGCACCGGTGAGTGGTACATGGCCGCACCACTGGTTTTTATACCGCCATCCCGCTTCATATCCAGCCGATCACACAATTCATTCAGGTCGATCTGCTGCTTCAGTTGCTCAATGCTGGCCATAGAGCGCCTCCTTCACATCGTCAGCGTCTACTTGAATATCACCGTTAAAGTGTTCTTTCAGTGTCTGGAAGGTTTCATCCTGCAGCAGCTCCGCCACTTTGGGCTTGCGGGCTTTTAAATGCTGCCATGCCTTTCGCTTCTGCGCCGGTTTCAGCTGGGAGAGCGATATCTTTCTTCCTGTGCGAGTCTTCATTCCTGTTCCTGATTTTCCGCGCCATCTGCCAATAGCGTTCTTTGTTATTGATGCTGACGGTTAAGAGCAGCTATTCACCAGCTTCACCCGCTCGGCTTCTGGTTTATTGCACTGCCCGGAGTCGGGGCAGAGTGGACGATCAGCGGCAAAGGCCGGACGACATTTGGCGGGTATCTGTCTGCCAGTGCAGATGCTCGCCGGGTAGAAATGACAGCGAAAACCCAGAAGGTCATCGCTTTTGCTGTGTCTTTGTCGGTTCTGTTGTCTGTGCTGCTGTCTGTCCATGGTCTTGTTCTTTCTGTTCAGTGTCTGGGCGGGGTTTCCGGTAGATCGCCTGCCCTGGCTGCTTTGGCACCAGTTCATAGCCGGTGCCATTGGGTTGGTTGCGAATTACGAACATCGAATAACTCGTTTAGTGAACAGTGGCGGTAACGTCGCCCCCATCATTCCGGTGCTGGGCAGGGGATCAACTTTCCCCATATGGGCAATGCTCTTATTAATGTCATTCAACAGTTTCAGCACCTGCCGGGACTCCTGATCAGAAAGAGCCCCATCCAACGTCATGTGATGCTGACGAATATGGGAGATCAGCTTGCTGAATGCCTTTTCTTCATCACTGGTGATTTCCAGAGATTCAATCTCAAAGTCATACACGGGTTCAGCCATGGTCATTCCCTCTTACCTGGTAGTGCAGGTGATCCTTCCAGCGCTCAGCGATTTTCGGGAACAGTTTGTAATCATCAAACAGCTCCTGAGGCTCGATGCCGTCCAGCACCCGCAAATTGATCAGCAGCAGCGCTGCCTGATAGTGCTGTTTATCCAGAACACACATATCCCGAATACACAGATGAAAACTTGAGCCGTCGTAACAGCTCAGCAACACCTGGGCTGCTGCCGAAGCAGCACCCGTGTCGCCCATGGCCAGATCAACCAGGGAACGCACCAACGCCTGCGCTTGCTTCCGATTGCTCTGTTGGTTGGGTTGCGTAGCCACTAAGCCACCTCCTTTTTATTCAATTGTTTTTGTTGTTTGGGCTTACACGCTACTTCCTGCCCATTCATCTGTAGCCAGATCTCTTCGCGCCAGATCTTCACGTCTTTGGGCGCATCAATCAGAAACCGGACGAAATTGCTCCGGGGTTTGCTGATCACTTTCAAGCCAGCAGCATTGAACAACACGCCATGGTTCCGGTTGATCAGTACGCGCTCCTCACTGGACGACAGGGAGACATGGATATAGTCATTGCTGAAACCCAGCAGCTTCAGGCTCAGGGAACCGTTAATACGAATGACTTCTCCGGTTTTGCGGGTCAGTACCAGCATGAAATTCTCCTAAAATTGATAAAGCTGTTTGACCAGCCCGGCAGCCACTGGCCAGTGATCAATACTGGTGTTGGCTTCTTCAATCAGTTCATGGAACAGGCGCATTTCTTCCCGGCCAAATTCGGCTAAACCTTGCAGATCCACCGGAGAACGAAGCGCCAGACCGACAAAAATGGCGGCAAGCTGCCTGGCGTTGTCGCCTACCGGGTGATCAATCAACACGTATTGCAGAACCTGTTTCACCACCGGTGGTTGAATATCAATACACAGAGCAATAGACGCCTGTTGTTGTTCATAGTGAGCTTGATCACTTCTTGATAATTGGCTGTTCATACCGCAAACCTCCCGAAATCCTGCATCTCTTCTTTGTCTGGCTGGGTATAGATGGCCGTGGTCTTTAAATCTTCATGGCCAAGAAACACCTGAACCCGCAGTAATGTCCGGCCGACATCATCACCGGCCTCTACCTGTCGCTTTGCCCAGGTATGCCGCCACCAGTGGGGAGAGCCGGGAGCAACACCCGCCGCTTTGCACCAATGAGTCATGCGGGATTGGAAGGAACGAATGCTCATGCCTTTATGGTTGCGGGAGAGAATCAACGGGCGATCGTGGTAGGGAGTTTCTGGCCAGTCCTGTTCCTGAGCCATCTCCTTATGAATTTTCACCAGGGTGCGCAGGGCTTTAAGAATGTTCTTACTGGCAAACAGGCTCTGATGTTTATTGCCCTTGTTTATCTCCGGGCGAATTTCCAGCCGTTCACTGCGCAGTGCCAACATGGCATCACCCAGGGTGAGGCCAGAAAGCACACAAACCCGAACCGCCGAGTGGCGAGCCAACTGCATCCATGCCAGATCCCGACGGGCTTCGACACTGGCCTGTTGTTTCAGGCAGGCAAGCAGCCGCTTTTCTTCGGAATGGGTAAAGTAAGTATCAAACACCTGTTGTTTTCTGGTTTTTATATTCTGCTTCACGGCTTACCTCCTTCAGCTTCACCGATGGCCTGTTTCTGGTTCTGTTGCCTTTCCCGGGTTGCCCGGGCATAGAGCTTGATGATTCTTCTGAGCAAATCGTCATCCATGGCTTCTTCAAAGCTCATGGCATTCACCAGGGAGCTTCGTTGAAAGCACTCCGACATCTGCGCTGGTGTCACGTCCTGCTGCTCCAGCGTTATGCACAGCTGTCGCTTGGGGAATCGCTGCCAGCGGTGTTCGGGTCTGATACCTGGCATGGTGTGTTCTCCTGCCGTTCCTGGTACCTCGTTAGGAACTCGATTAGTTCGTCCTTAAAGAAAATACGAGCAGCTTTGGCAACATGCTTTGGGTCTAACACCTGACCGGGCGCAACATTGTCGGTAACCCGCTGAATCCCCCGCTTGCGAAGATCTTTCGGTATTTCAGCCATCGATCAAGGCCTCTAACCGGTTCATAAACAGAAAGAACTGCTGAACCTGTTCCAGGCCTTCTTTGAGAATCCGCTGGTACTCATGCATTTCGATGCGACCGTCTTCCAGAGTTTTGGACACTTCTCGGGCTACATCTCCGATCTCCGCATGCCATTTGGCATAGGCATTGAGTAACTCAACATCACTGGTGGTAGAGAAATCTCCCAGGGGAATAATGGTGTGGTTGAGAATGGCGGCAATGGCTCGCAGGGGAGCAGGGTCTTTCAACAGGCTTAACAGGGTAAGGGCATCGAACAGGCCAAGCTTGTGGCTGCTCATGGCGGGGTTTAGTTCGTTGGCAAGGGTGTTACTTCCTTTCCCCAGCGCCAGACTTAAGGCGTTTGTACCGCCGGGGTATTGCTCACAGGCTTTGCGGATCGCGGACAGTACCAGGCTGAAATCAGGCCGGGCAGTATCGGTTGATGTGGGCATTGTGACGTCTCCATTTCCATTCACATGGTTAATTGGTGGACGCCGAAGTACCCTTGACATACAGAAGATGTGCTAATATCTGCTGTGTGGCGAAAGTGTGCGAGCTATCGGTTCAGCCCTAGGGCTTTCCGGCGTCACTGGCAGGGCCTGCTAGCCTTGCCTGTAAAAGCCCCCCTGCCAGGGGGCTTTTTTTTTGCACCTTATAAAGGTGTTGTGCGAACTATCGGTTTAGTTGAAACCTTTAATGCTGAGATTTTCCCTCTTCCAGCAAATCGATTTGCATACCGTGTTTTTTCAGGGTTCCACCCATCGCATCATTAATTTCTGCCAGGGCTACCCGCTTCATCGAGGCATCCTGAATACGATCTACCCTTGCCAGCATTTTGCTCACCTGGTCAGCTTCAGCCAGTCGGTTCTGGCGAACCTTGTGGAGGTCAAGGTCTAAACCGACACCGTTAGCGATACGAGCGGCTCGCTCGGTTTCGAGGAGATATTTTTGAACTTGTTTGGCTTGATCTGTCGTTGAGTGCATTCCAGCAACTAAGAACGAGTCCCAACAGATGAGAGTGGCTTTTGTGTCTTTTGGACTTAGGTCTAAAGCTTCGATTAATTCAGACCGGACATTTTGTCCGAATGAACCAATGGATCGGGTAGGAATTTGAAGTCTGGTGAAAATTTTTCTCACACCAGACTCATCTGTATACCCAAAAACGCGGGCTAACGAACTCCTTCGTCCGTAGCAACGCCCCTCAATAAGCACTGTTTTGAAACCAAAATGCTCACCGGCACGTTGGAACAGCTCAGTTTCAGTCTTACGATCAATCTCACTCAGATAACTTTGAATGCCTGTGTTGTCGTCTGCCAGTACTGCGATTTGCAATTCAATCAGAGATTTCATATTCTTATGTCTCTTGTTTTAAGTATGTTTATTGAACCCTGCCAACTCCACATTGGTGGGGTTTTGTTTTTTCAGGCCGCATGATCTGCCTCGTTACTGCTTGCTTCACTTGCCTTATCAATGGGTGGCAAACCCAACTTCTTCTCCATGGCATTCAGACCATCTTCAATAATCAGTCTTGCCATTTGTGCCACCTTTCGACGATCTGTTTCCGCCAACCTCACTAAACGCTGGTCAGACAACTCATCGATAAACCGAAAAGTGCGAATAGGCAGTTGCTTGTTGCTTGCCATAATTTGCTCCCCGTCTAAGTTGATTAATCTTGCCCACTGTACGTTGGCGGTTTATTCAGGCCGCATGATCGTTTACGGCTTTTTCGCCTTCAGTGATTGGTGGCAACCCCAGAGCTTGCTCTTCTTCACTTACCGCCTTTTCCAACATCATTCGCATCTTCTGTGAGCGACTGCGATTCTCCGCCGTTGCCAGTCGGTCTATTCTCTCGGTAAGTTCGAGAGATGCTCTTGAACTGAGCAGAACGAATTGCATATTTGTCTCCTTATAAGGAATAATTAATGTAATGTGTCACACTGTGCAGCAAGTCATATATTTATGATTGTTTGCAGAGTCAGATTAATTTAAATCATGTATTTATAACTGTCAAAGCATTTTAATCACATTTTGATGACTATTTTTCTCGAGCGACTCACAGATATACTTCACGGGCGAAAAATAACCCCGTTTATTAATGACTTGGGTTTCTCGAGAGGGGTATCAATGCACATTACGAAAGGCAATATTCCCGGAGCAGATATTCTTGTCGCAATTCAGAGATCAGAGAATGTAAGTACAAACTGGTTACTCGAAGAGAAAGGCTCGCCTTATATCGTTGCGAACTTTGAAACTGATTTGCTCCTGGCTGAAGAGCTTCAGGCGCATGCAGAAGACGGCATATGGGAAAATGTTTATATTTTCACCGACGGTCGTCGGGTAGTTATCGAATTAACGACACCGGCTTACCATGAGTACAAAGGAAAGGGCATTAACTATACCGCCAGAGAGTTTATGGCTGGGCCTTTCGGTGACGAGACCTTACATTATTTATGGGATTCTTTTGCAGATAAGCGCCTTTACATTTGCTACATGGAACCGGAACCATTAAACGGTATTGCCACCGGAAGAGTTGGTCCTTACCAGATACACGGCGATGGTAAAACACTTGGGCTATATCAACCGGAACCAGTAAACGACAGGGATTTATCATTTGGACAGCTGCAAACCGTAAAACCCGTAGTGGAGAAAGGCGAAGTATCCATCACCTTGATGAGAGCAGTCATGCAAATGGTGAAGCAGTTGCAGGCCGATGAAGGTGTTAGCCTGAACCTGGATGATGAGATCAAGGTGATCGCTGCAGCCTATAAACATGCGGTAAAAAAGAATCTGGCACCGGCCGATCTGGACCCCCTTGTTGTACAGGGGATGATTGACGTTTTATAGACCCGCCAAGCACAACAGCCATCAAGGAGGATAGTATGTTGACTGAATGTAGAGAATGCCATCATTTGGTATCAAACCAAGCCCCTGCCTGCCCTCAGTGCGGTATTAAAGCTCCCGGTCTATCACGCAGGCAGAGAATCATCTCGTGGGTAGTTTTTTTGACTTTGCTACCTATTGGACTGATTGGAATGTTTGTTCTGTTTCTCCTGTTTGTTGGTTAAGCAGGTTTTCAACTTTCTGTTTATAAAACCCCTTGTACTTTTTTCGATGAGCAACCAATTTCACCCGAAGGCGCGCCAGAGATATCAAGCGAGCAAGGTTGTCACGATAGTTCTCCGTCACCATACGTTCTATGACCAAACACTCTGCCGCCTTCATTCTTTGGTAGTCAGTAATGCTGATACTTACCTTGGATGTCATGGTGTTCTCCTTTCTGGCTTCCTGCTTCAGGTTTCGTTCCATTACGCTATTTGTTTTGTCAATGTGAACTCAAGCCCTTCTGTCACATCGCCTACCCTGTAACGCTAACTACTTTTCAAAGGCATGACTACAACAAGCCAGTTCAAAGGTACTTGAGGTGCAGTAATGGCCGGGTCAACCGACTACCTCCCGGGAACAGCCTATAAACGATTGAGGTTTGCCCGGAACACGGCAGGCCTATCACAGAAGCAGCTGGCACAAATGATGAACCGAAGCCTGAGTGCGGTTAAAGAGTGGGAGAAGGATAGCTATCCGAAAACCATGCACTGCATCGAAAGGCTCTGTGAGATTCTGGATATCAGTATGGATTGGTACATAAGAGGCATTGGTCAAATGAGAAGCAAAAGAATCTGCCGTATTGAGCAGGAAATAGTGATGGAAGCTCAACGCTTAACCGATGAAGAAAAAGCGTTAATACTGTCGGTTGCCAAGCGAATGATCGGCGCTAAGCAGGGTTAGGCACCTGTTTTACCCGTTGCTTGGGATAACTGGCGGTAAAGCTCTGCCATAAGCCCTGATTATCCAGGGTTTCCGTTAAGGATTTCACCACCCATTCCCCGTTAGCCTGTGGTCTGCGATGACCGGTGATATTCACCAGGGCTTCTGCCCGCACATCCTGATTCACCGGCATTCTGCTCATAATAAATTCAAACTGCGCTCGCTGAATTTCATGGAGCGCCGCCCAGGCTGCTTGTCGGGCATCGGGTTCAAAATCGTAGAGCTGAGGCAGCACCTTTTGAGGTTGTTCTGATGACGTTTCGACAAACTGCTCACCACCGGCATTGAGGTTGCGGTAGTTGGCCCGTACCGAGTTCTGCCTGACCCGGCCACTGAGTTTCACATTACCGGCGGTTTCCTGATTAATGGGAATATGCACTGGCTTGATACTGTTACCGGACACACTTTTCCCGTCGCCTTTCTCAAACAGCACCAGTTTATTACCTACCGGTTTCATGGTGGCATCGTAACGACTGGCTAACCGAGTGAGCAGATCGGCATCGCTCTGGGCTTTCTGATCTTCAAATTCGATGGGGATGTTGTTGAGCTTTTCGGAAATGGCCAGATCAAACCCATGACGCACCGCAATGGTTTCGGCAATGGTGCCCAGAGTCATCTCCTGCCAGACGCCATCCCGGGGCGAGGTAAAGCCACCGCGTAAACGGGCACCGGAAGCGGAGAAAATCATTCGATAATCCGGAAAGGGAAACTCCACACCATCGAGCCGGTAGTTACCCCGATACACCAGATCAATATTACGGGTCAGTGGGTTGCGATAACCGATCCAGAGTTTTATATCCTGCTCTTTGGAAGGAAACGCCAGTTTGCCATTGTCGTGCAGCTCAATGGTCAGGCTGTCGGATTTGTGCCCGGCCTCATCGGTACGGCTGATGCTGATCAGGTTTTCCCGGATAATCTCTGTTCGATCTTTACCGCCTATGGTGATTTTAAAATCTGGCGTCATGGGTGTTCCCGTTATTCACATTATTCAAACAGATCAATGCTTTCGGTGGTGCCTGTGGCTTCCAGCACTGGCAATTCAATCACCAGCCCGGCGGGCAGTAGTATCGGCTTTTCGCATAAGCAGGGGTTGGCATTGAGTACCTTTTCCAACGTGCCGTTCAGGTGGCCGTAATACTGGTAACAGATGGCATCCAGCATATCCCCGTCTCTGGTGGTGTATTTGGCCATTATTGAACGGCGCCTCCGTATTGTTTCAGGGAGATTCTGAAATCAATTTTTAGGGGCACGCCTTGTTGTTGGAGTACGGTTTTACGCTGAGTAATTCGGCGAATGGTCCAGAGCCCCATATCCTGACCGGTACCCAGCACCAGTCGCAATGGTGAACCCTTGTCGGCTTCTGCTTTCATGGCTTCCACCTGACCCAACCCACCGCGAAAGTGAGGATAAATCACACCGGGTAATTCAAGTGAATCCAGCCCGGGGCCAATATAATCAGATCGGGGTTTGCCCTGAATAACCTCTTTATCTGCCCAGCGCCATTCGGAGGTTTCGTCCATCTCCTGCAGTGCTGCGGTAGTGGTGCCAAAACGATATGCACCCAGTGCCAGTTGTGGTTCGACCATAGAGCCCCCTAATAATCCGTTAGCTGTCGCTGTTGATCCCGGCGCATTTTGTCAGCGGCACGTTCCATTTCTTCACGCATCATTTGACGGGCTCGCTCTAAAAACTCTTCATCGCGCTCGCCTTCTTTCTGAATGAAATTCATATCACCCATATTGACGGTAACTGGGGAACTACTGGCCGCGGCCTTTTGTTGAATGCTTCGCTCCTGTTTCTGGAATTCCTGCAACAGGGCTCTGGCTTGCTGATCTGCCGGGCGCTCCTGATCTTCTGACAGGAAATAACCGGAAAGCGCACCACCCATACCACCAATAAGGGCGCCGACACCTGCGCCCACAGCGGTACCAACTACAGGCACAATGGAACCGATAGCAGCCCCGAGAGAAGCACCACCGGCCATACCCATCGCACCAAGACCCGTTGACCCCACCACCTTTTTAGCCGTGTCGTTGTCGGTATCTTCAAAAAGGCTTGCAGTGGAGCTGATCAGTGAACTACCAGCATCATCAAGAAAGGAATTCCAGAGGGCTGAGATATAGGTCAGGTTCGATGATGCGGTGTTTCGGTTCTCCATTGCCGCATTGGTCAGCGCTTTTCCATCACCCTGAGTACCAAGATAATTGTCGTAGTCTTTCCAGCCGTTTTGATAATCAATCATCATTGGCTTAATCAATTCGAATGCTTCATCACCAAAGACTTTAGTCAGCTGGGTAGGCAATCCTTCAGTGGCATCAAAAAGCTCTTTAAGAACGACTGACGGCAAACGCATTTGTTCCCCGGGTTTTGTTTGATCGAACAAATCCACCCCGAAACCTTCCAGTTCGTCCCGGTTTGCAAGCAAATCACGAGTCACCGCTTTTGAGGCACTCACTGCGGTATCTTTAGTACTGGTACCAGTCATACCAAACTGCAGTAAAGACATAGCTTCAACATTACCCTGAGTACCGGTGATGCCACGGGCTCCAAGGTCGGAAAGCACACGGCCACCCATACTGGAATAATCTTTCAGGGTAAACGCGCCTTTATCACCAAGCTGTTTGGCAATATCTAAATTTTCCAGCATCTCCTTTGCACTTCGAAGCCCCATTTTTTTATTCAGATTGGCAACCAGGCCACCAATATCCACACCGGTAGAGCCTGAACCCTGAATACCAATAGCCATGTTTTCCAAGTTTTCAGAAGCCAGATCCAGATCACCGGTCAGCTTTTGTATTTCTGCAATGGAGGCTTTCAGCATGGTAGGGTTTATCCGCATTTTCACGGCCATATCAAAAGTGCGGTTTTTCAGGGATTCAATTTTTTCAGCAGAGGCGCTGGAGTCAGTTTTCAGTCGAGTCCAAAAGGCTTCATCATCCACCAATTGTTTAGCCGAAAGCCCGACAGCCGCGCCGCCACCAATAGTGGCCACTTTGGTATTGATGGCATTGCCTGTGGCTTTGGCGGCTTTCTTTAAACGACTATGGCTTTTGGTAGCGGCTTTGATTTTGCGATCGTAATCACCAATGGATCGGGAAGCCCGTTTGAATGCCTGGTCTTCCCGCCCAATACTGCGAGTGACGTCTTTAACCGTACGATTCAGGCGACCCTGAGAGCGAGCCACCTGACCAATAGCCCGGGTATCTCTACCCGCATTGCCGATCATGCGCTTACGGGCATTCTCCGATTCTTTCGCCGTAGTACGAAAAGCCCGGATGGTGCGTTTATCCACCTCGCCAGTAATGCGAATACCGATGTCATTCTTCTGGGACATCCCGGGCCAGCTCCTTTAGTTCCTGCAGGGTTTCAAAGATTTCATGAACCGGTGTCGCTTTCAGCTCTTTGAGGCTGTGGCCTCCAAGGGCTTTGGCAAGAACAATGCACGCTTGTCGACATGATCGAACACCGGGCACATAAAAGCATCGAAGGCACTCTCCAGTTGCCTGAAGTCGTAAAACGCCAGAGAACGCACAAACTCTTCGGATGTTTCTGTGAGATTGGCGTAGAGCAGAATGTCCTTATGAACAGGGCTCTGCGCCATGAGTTGAGCCAACTCCACATCTTCCGTAGTGGGCGGCCGCATAATGACGGATTTTTTCAATTCACCACCCAGTTCTTTTGGTACTTGAAACTGGATGGGAATTGGCTGATAACCCACAGACTGTTCGCTATCACTCATATCAGTTACCAATCAGGTTATTAATGTCAGCCCGCAGATCCTTACCATCAACGATCAGTTGCCCACCATCGGCATCCACATCGAAGATAACTTCGCCTTTGCGCTCCAGTTTGTAGGTAACCAGCGTCATCTCAATATCGCAGTTGGAGAGTTTTTTGCGCTCAATGTCATCCATAGAGAAGTTTTTCAACTGCGCCTGACACTTCACCACAAAGCCTTCGGCCTCACCACGACCGGTCAGTGCCGAGCGGAAGGTGTACATCTTTTCTTCACCGTTGGTGAATTTGAACAGCTTCAATACCTGTGGGTCAGGCTCTGCCAGAGTGACTGTCATGGTTTGCGCTTCAATACAGCCCATGAAAATCTCAATAGGCGCTGCCATACCGCCCGCCATATATTCTTCCATCACCTTGGTGAAGTCGGGCAGTTTGATTTTGGGGACCAAACCGACTTTGCCGATGCCATCAGCAAACCAGTTGTAATCCGCCAGTACTTTTGGGGTTGCCATAATGTGTTCTCCCTTTCTGGTTTATGGTGCCGTTGAGTAGCCGGGGCTACTCAAAGATGGTGGTGGCGTAGTCATTGACGAAATGACTGGTGATCATGATGGCTTGCGCCACACCCGGAGGGGTGAAGTTGTAATCCATATAAAATTCACCAGCGAGAATCACATCAGGGGCATTCAGCTCCGGATCTGCGTAGGCAATACCACCCAACAGGTTCTTGGCGCGGGTTTCCCCTGCCAGAAAGTTGTTCTGGGTTTCCAGCACATCATCCACAAAGGTCTTGTTCATCTTGCGATCCCTTGCCCATTTCAGTGCAGCGGTGGAGGCATCGAGAATGATGTCGTTAATGCGCACATGGGTTGAGAACTGCCACTTCGGATCATCAGAACAGTTGTGATTGCCCCAGTACCGAAGACCACCGTCGTTGATAATGGTGCTGATCTGGTTGCTGTTGAGAATGTAAGCCAGGCAGCTGTTATCACCGTCTACAAAATCCACCGGATATTCAGTGCCGATAATAGGCAAAACTTTCCAGTTGGAAATGCTGGCGGAATACTCTTCCCAGGGTGTGTTGTCTACTTTTGCACGGAGCCCCGCAGCCACGGCAGACATCGGTACTTTTTCGGCCTTGGTGTTGATGACTCTTGGCCAACACACTTCGAGACGACGGGAACCGAAGTTCTGACGATAGACATTGGCGCCGGTTTCGGTGCTGCCGGGAGCGTCTGCGTAACAGAACCCACGGAGACGATTGGCCACTGTCTGCAATTTAGTGGCAACCGCCTGATCACTGGAAAAACCGGGAGCAATCAAAATACGGGGCTTGAGCCCGTGCATGGCCTGAACATTGAAGACTGCATCGATGCCGGTGCGCTTTCCGGTGGCATCGGTCCCGCCCAGAATGTTGGTGATGGCTGCTGCATCGTCGTCACCTTCTTCGGTACGGATGACAACAACAATAGCGCCGGTAATGGCCAGAATGATTTCCACCGCTGATAACAGCGTGCCGGTGCGCTGGCCTTTGGTATCCAGCTTGGCGGCTTTCAGGGGTGAGCCCGGAATCAGTACCGGTGTATTGAGGGGAAATACCGCTTCATCCGCATCGGGAGCGGTTCCCCAAATAACAATGGTACTGGTAGGTGCGATAGTGACGGGGCGGGGACCAGCTGCGCTGGTTGCGCCATAAATGCCGTGTCGAAACTGAGGCATTGTGATTCTCCTTCTCCTGAGAGAGTGAATCGCAATACCTTCGATGGCTTCTGCGGGTTGTTTGGGACTGCTGTTAGTTGGACTGCTGTTAGTTTACTGCTTGTGGTTACTGCTAATCAATGCACTAGCCTACGGGGCGTGGTACACCTTCCGGCCAGATCGGGCGCCATGACTGATCAGGGAAATCCGAATGCTCGTTAGGGCCGGTTTTTAACAGGTCGATGTAGTCGCCTATTTTATCCTGGGCTGTTTGGCGTTGTTCTGTCGTCCAGGTAGTGTGGCCGAATTTTGGGGTGAAGCAGCGGTCGGCTAAGGCCAGTTCCTGGTTGCGCCATTGGCGTTCGATGGTTTTATCTAGGTTTATAGGCTGATCTGGTAATGGTCTGCCAGTAATAGAGCCAGAAACATCTCCGTATAATTCTGTGCTCTGGTTACCAAGCAGTAATGCTTTTTCATGCTCCTTTTTGTTTGTTTTTATGGCATTTCCAGGTGGTTTATTAGTGATGTAAAACCCAGTAATTAAACCATTGTTATCAATCGTATAGAAATACTGTTTCACAGTCAGACCCTCCCCATGGCAACCCACCAGAAACTACCAACAACACCTCCGTGAACTTTCATTGCAGAAGTACTTGCCGTAATAGTTGTTATGGATATATGGCTCCCGGATTGATCGTCAATAGCATTGACGTAATGTATCGAACTAAAGGCAGCAGGAAAGAGCACATTATTATTACCATTATTTGCACCTTTACCGAAATAAATCCTAAATATACCGGCAATGGTAATACTGCTGATTTGAGGTGAATTAGAATGATTAGCCCAAACGCATACTTTTGAAAGAAGCCAGCCAGCTAATGTTTTAGGGGTCACGGCCACGTCGTTTATCTCACCTGCATTCACCTCATCCTGTGTGCCGATTCGTAAAAAACCTTTCAATAATTCTGTGGCATCTTTTGCGAATAATGATAGGCGGCGCTGGAGCTTCTTTGAAGTAACCCAATCAAAATCATCTTCCCCTTCATCTACCTTCGCATCCGTAGCAATCTGCCCAATCCCCAAAAACTTCTCAGTGGCCGGCGGATTAGTCAGCGTAATATCCCCCGAAGGCATTATGCTCCCCGGCGCCGCACTCAGATTCAGCTGCTCTGCCAGAGAAAATACCGAATCAGGTCCTTTACTCTGAAGTACCGAGCCATCATCACTTTGTGCGGTGGCAAACAACGCACCGGAGCTGACGTAAAACTCCATCTTGGTCACATCGTAACTTTCGTTCACGGTGGCATCGGTAGCGACGGTGTAAATCCGTGAGGGTTCGATCACGGACACACCTTGCAACGTCAGTTCTTTAACCAGGCTGCTGCCGTTGTACAGTTTGACTTTACTCAACGTCTCGCCGGAAAAACCGGAAGCCTGGGCGTTGATGGCGGCATCGATGCCGCTCTGGTGAATAGTGAAAGCCATTATTCCCAGTTCCCCCTGTGTAATACATGAATGGTCAGCCGTGATTGCAATTCCACCGGTGCCGATTGCACGGTACCCACGGTGAAATCAAAATGACTGCGTAATGGTTTGGCCTTGTTGATTGCGTTGATCATATCGGACTGCAAATCCCCATCGGGGCGAAAAGCAGCACTGGTGATGGTGCCGGGGGCGTTGTCGGGGACGGTTTCGCCACCATAATCACGACTCCAGCCTTGCTTGCCATTTTCAAACCGGGAATTTGTTATCAGTTGCTTATTGTCGAATAAATCCCACAATTCAACCTCTGCTACTTGCGCCAGCCCTGAACCTGAATAATTCACAATAAAGTGAGGGCGAACATAAACCGTTCCCTCTTTAAATGAATCATCACTGGTGCCGATTCCTGCAACCTCACCCTCAAAGGTTACCCAACCATCTTCAGGTTTGATCGCTACACCTTTAGCTGCACAATGAACACGAGGATAACCACCAATGTTTATCCCTTTGTATTCAGAGTCCAGAACAGTAATTCCTGCATAGAACTGACCACTTCCTTCAACTTTTCGAGTCTTTATTTTGAGCTTGTAAATTCGGCTTGTTCTGACAGGGATAGGATCTGCCCCATAAATAAAAACCTGTCCACTGATATCCAACACCGGCAACATCCGCTCATTATCCTGAGCCGATACATCCACCTTAAAAGTATGGGGTTTACCTTTTGGCGTGGTTTCCCACCATTCGGTGATATGCCCAACGGTACCAAACCGGGCAATGGCATTTTCCACCGCCAGGCGGCTGCCCTTAATACGGTGTTGATAGAGCGCATCATCAATGACCTGTCGTTTGATATGTTCTGGCCAGTTGTTGTTCCACTCATCCACTGAGCTTTGATAGGCGAGATAGGGCAGCAAATCCAACGGACATTTAAACGGGTCCCAGAATTCACGATACAGCACCGGAATGTTGTTCAACCGTTCATCCAGCTGAGCAACGGCGCGTTCCTGCCGGGTAGCGGAAGCGGGTAACAGATCAACCATTGGCCACCTCCAGCGTTAATTCAATAGCAGAACAGAAGGTTGAACCGGTATCGCCCGGATCAATACTGGCAACGGGTGAAACAAGATTCACATCAATAATGCCGGGCTGCTGAAGTGCCGCATAAATACCGGAGATGGAGGCTTTTACCTTCATCCGATGCACCAGTGATACGTATTCCTGAGCTTTGGCTCTGGCGGCTTCTAATGCCAGCGATGCTGTAGGGCCGGCAGCGGCAATCAATCGTGCTTCCAGTCGATAGGTGTGAACGGTGGCACTTTGAATCACGACTTCATCAGTCATCTGTCGGATATGGGGTTGCATCATATGCGCCCGAACCCGTGACAAAAGTTCTTCACTGCCGGTGCCATCCCCTTCCCGGGAAAGAATACTGATTAGCACTTGGCCTTCAGTAGGGCTTTTCTCGGCAGAGTCCAACACCATTGGGTCAGACGATAACGCATGGAAATGATAAGCGGATTCTGTACCAGCATTGGTTTGCCCTTCCATAGCCAGCAGGATTCTTTCCAGAAAACGTTCATCGTCTTCTTTAATCGGGTCAATGGGTGGTGTGGCGTCCGGATCACCGGGGTCAATCACCTGTCGTTCAACTTTCCAGCGGGCGCCCAATTGATCAAGGTCATTACCTTTTGCATAAGCCGGCATTACTCCCTTGCCGGATTCATTCACATACTGCCGCAGGTGCAGTTCCCGCAGTGATCCCTGGAGGATGCTGTTATAGGTTGGATCACCCACTCTCAGGTTATCCGCCAGCTTCGGATCAGTGGTTCGCAATACTGCTAGGCGCTGCTGAAAAATAGTGTCTACCGACAACTCTTCGACAAAGCGCGGTGGCGGCAGCTGGGAAAGGGGATTGCTCATAAACCGATGCCCTCCAGAGTCACGACCCGACCATCCACCAGGTATTCACCTTTCAATATCAGCGATACATCGCCGGTTTCGTTATCAATGGCCATATGCGTCTGGTGCAGTTTGAATTCGTCGTTAATCTCGTTGACCGGGTTGGCCAGTGTTTCCGCCGCTTCTGCGTACACATCTAACCGGTAGCCGGGCACGATTTTTCTATCCACCTGTTTTGGCATATCCGAACCGTAGGTACGCTTGATCACCAGAGTACCTTTGCGGGTACGGAACAGGCGCTGAATGCGTTGCTTCAGTTCCTGCAAGCCGGTGATTTTTTTACCGGTGATTTCATGGGTACCGATGGCCATTCAAGTCATCTCCGGAGCTGGGGGAACATGATTGCCTGTGGCGTGGGTGTTATAGGTGTCCCGCATATCATCCATAGAGGATTTTTTGTCGGTGATGTCTTTGGTGGAGGTGATCGGGCCATCTACAGCCAGCGGGCCTTTCATGTTGATGCCGCCCTGGCTGATAAAGTTGGTGGTTGCGGCAGCTGGCAACGTGATATTGAGCTGATGACTTTTGCTGTTGTACTCAAACATTGCACCATCTGGCATATCACGACGGAATACATCAGGGGAGTTGCTGTGCTGGCCGTGCTGATCGGAATCCACCGCGCAGATCACCACACCCTGACGACCGCCACCGGGGCGGGCACACAATACTTGCTCACCTTTTACGTAAGGGTCCCAACTGGCAGAACTGGCCATACGCTGAAAACCATGGCGAAGCCAATAGCTTTGCCTTGAGCTGGAAAACTTCACCCGATAGCGCAGAGGGTTTAACTTCACCTCATCGATGGTGCCGGTTTCCAGCAGCTTTTCCAGACGCTGATTAATGTCTGCCAGATCAATCATGGTCGTTCTCCAGCAGATGGGTGTAGTCGTCTTTATGGGCTGCGCCGATTTCCGGTTCCCGGCTGGCGTACATATTGCCGGTAAACTCTCGTCCATCGTCCCAGCGGTTTTCATTGATGCTGAGATCTAAAGGGCCGTATTCGCATTCCGCCATGTACCAACCTTCAGGGCATTCCACCTGCAGGCTGGTGACAATGTTGTTAATCCGCACCAGGGCGCCGGCATCACTCTGGGTAAAACCCTTGAGCTGTTGAATCATGGCCAGTTCCTGTTGTTCCAGCTGCAGGCCATCGCCGTTTTTCTGGTGAACACGGGTTAAGCCATAAATCAGCACTTTGATGGTGCTGGCGTAGGGATTGTCCGATGACATTTCACCCCGGTAGAGCAGGGCATGAATACCGATGTTTCGCTGTTCTTTTTTATAATGATCCCGGTCGCGCCATTCTCTGGTCACCAGTTGCTCCGGATCGGTTTGATGCACATAGGCTTCGAGATTGGTGCGCAGCTCTTCCATCACCTGATCGGTCATATTCATAAGCCCACCTCCGCCAGTGCGTTGGTGACGGACTGCCGCAACAGTTGCTCAATACGAGGGGTGATTTTTTCTGCCGCTTCATCATTAAACGGCTGTGGCTTAATACCATTGCGGGCAATGGAACGGCGAATCATAAACGCTAAGTCACGCTGATCATGGGCGGGATTGTTCGGAGTGATGCCTTTTACCCTGATCCAGTCAATCAATGCCTGCAGTGGCGGTGCGCCACCGGGCTGAGAACCGTTATTTATAAATGCGGCGTAATCAGTATTGGGTGCAGCAATGGCAGTCAGCTCACCATCCCGCGCACTGCGGATGCTGTTTACCAGTGTGCTGTGGGCTTTGGGTGCGTTGCGCTTCAGTTCTCTGGCGGCTTCCTGACCACCACGACCTACGCTCTTTTTAAGGTGCTTGCGCAGCGTCTCGGGGGCCTGCTCCAGAGCTCTACGAAATTGTTCATCGTTTAAGACATCGATAGAGAGAGCTCTTAGCATGATGCCCTCCGCTCAAAGTCGTTCAGGAATTCTTTATAGAGTGCTGCCGGTGTGCCTATTTTTGTTGCGCCGGAAACCATTTGCTTGCTGCTGATGGTTTTATCTGAATAGCGGATCGACAGAATCTTCATGGCTTCTGCCTGGGCCCGGAGTAATAGCAGATCTCTTTCGGATTCCGGTACTGTGGTTTCTTCTGTGCTCTCACTCAATACATGACGGGCGTAGTATTGATAATCAAACCGGCAGCCCGCTTGTCCCATCAACACATGATCGGGCGGAAATGAAAGAGCCAGCTGTTTCGTTTTTCCACCGGTGATGGATACCGTTGGCAACCGTTGTGGATAACCAGGCTGCCAGGGCTGATACATCTGGCGCTGTGCTAATCCCCAGCTGTGACATTTAAAACCGATCAGATCGGCAGGGGCATCGTAGACAGTGACGCCCTGTTGCAGAGTAACAAAGCTGTGGCGGGTGTAGTGTTTGAAACGTGCCAGCTCTGCCGCCGCCAGAGTAAGAAGCTGCTCGAGCATATCTTCCAGATACTCGGCAGAATCAGTCAGAGAGGCTTTTAAATCTTCTTTGAGGGATTGGAGGGACATATCAGTCATGGCGCCCCTCCAGTAGCTTTAATACAAGATCAAGCTTGGTTTCAATGCGGTTTTCCATGTCTTGCAGGAGCGCACGAATCTTCTGTTCTGGAATGTACTCTTCAGCTACTTTCATCTTCAGGTTGTAGAGCTGGGTGAACAGGAAAACATTCCATGCCAGCAACAGCCCACCGATGAACAGAATTAACGGCATTAGTGCTACGAGTGCATCCCAGAATTCCATTACTTATCCTTGCCCCAGATTTTGACAATGAGTGGCATAAGGTTTTTGACGGTTCTTTCACCAAACAAAAAACCAAGCACCAGCAAATTAATAACGATCATTGCTGTTTGTTGTTGCTCTGTTAGTTCCCAGCTGCTGAACCACTTGAAATCCAGATACATGCAAAGGAAACCCCAGACAGGTCGCTGGCACCCCCTAAGAAAAATAATAATCGGGCCCAAAACTGGAATAACTTTCAAGTCAGCAGCAGTGCCTTCAAGATCCTTGATTCTTTGATTAAACTCCTGAGCAGCTTCAGACGTTGCCTGTTCTGCCCTGGCTTCGCGTTTATCCTGAAGATTCTGCAAAGCCATTTGCACTTGTGACTTTTCTTTCTCCGACATAGATGGAGGAAAGTAATCTTTCACTGTGCTGAAAATCTCTTCTGCCAAGCCTCCGGTGAGTGTCTTGGCCAGTTTTCCAAGAAAACCCATATCAATAGCTCCAAACCCACGGACGATTTCCAACACGGGAAATATCCAGATGAATAAACCGACGACCATGATCACCTTTCTGGCTAACACCAATCCCGGTAAAGCAACTCATACGGGTTGCTTCCCGCAGTAAATGGTGTGCCTGCTGACCACTGACCAGAATATCCACAGCAACCCCTTGGCTATGAGTACCGGGGTTTTTCTTTCTGGCTTCCGTTGGATGGTTTTTGCAGCGGTAAGCGGAACTGATGGCAAAGGGAAAACCGCAGCGATTCCGTAATTCCTGAACCTGCTCCATCAACTCCGGGCTGATCTGCTTGCCCGACTCAGGTGAACAGCTGCCACATTTGCAAGCCAGCTCACCGTAAGAAAAGTTAGGCCAGGGAGAATCGCTCATTTTGGTTTACTCCTGACCGTCGCTGTCAGCTTCACCACGAACACTCAGCTCATGCTGAATCATGGCCAGACGACCTTCGTCTTCTGCATGAGCCATCAGCTCACCTTGAAGCTCTTCGTCGCTCATGGCCTTGAGTGTGGCGGCGAATTCATCCGCTTCTGCTTGCGCTTTGCGGGCTTCCGCTTCAACAGGGAGCGCGGCTTCCAGTTTCTTGGGTGGCTTGTTGGTTTGGTAATGCTCTACCACGGCGGCAAACTGCTCATTAGTGAGCTCGGGCAGTTGTTTGATTTCTTCTGCCTGATTCTGTTTGACGAACTCTTCAAGGCTCCAGACCGTTTCAGCAGATGACGATTTTGGCGCGTCCTGTCGATCTTCCTGGTTGGTTCTGGCCAGAATATACGAGGATTCAACCATACGGGTTTCCCCAGGCGGAACAGTGACACTGCCGAGATGCTGAGCTTTTTCTGTTTTGTTTTCGTAAGGAATTCTCATGGCTCCGGGTCCTTATTCTATTGGGAGTTACCCAACCCCGGGGAAGGGGTTGGGGCATGCCTGCCAGTCCTTTGGCGTTAGTAAAAAAGGGTTAGCGATTGCTCTTGCTGTAAAACAGCACCGAGGTGTAACGCTCGTTCAGCGCGGGCGGTGTATCAATGGCGTTGTACTCTTCGCCATAGCTTTCTTTACCGCCGATCAGCTGGCCTTTTTCGTCCCGGGCTTCTACTGGCTCGGACATCTGCCAGGGCTTGGCCACGGTATAGCTGGTAACACCACGCTGACCGAGAAGGATACGCTCGTCGCCCAGATCAATGCCGGGGGCATTGGTACCAAAAGCAGGAATTCCCTTCACGGTGGTCAGGTCACCATCGGCGCTGGTGTTTGAACCATCCCGCTTGGCCTGATAGGTGAACTGCTCGGCGTTGGTGCAGGTGTCGTTGAGGGTTGGGCTCATCAACATAAAGTTGGGAGCAACAAAACGCTCAGAAGACATCATGGCCTTACGACCACCAATGGCCTGAATCAGCTTGTTGAGATGAATTTCCTGAGTGATGCCATCAGGCACATCGGAATCTACCTTGATAACGTTGGTAGCGTAGCTGTAGCTGCCCTTGACTGTGCCGGATGGTGTTTTAACCTGGCCATGCTGGTTAACAATACTGATATAGCCAAGGTTGTAGTTCACCACTGCGTAGTAGGTGCCTGCGTCCTGCTTGCCGGAACCATCGAAAGCCGCCAATGGTGTGCTGCCGTCTTTTACGACGATGGCATTCTGTGCATTACCAACCGGAGTGCCCTGAAGGTCATACACCTGCTTTTCCCGAACAATCGGGAACTTATCAGTTTTATAAACACCAGCTTCAATGGTCAGTGTCTCGTCAGAAACAGACGCTGCATTGTAGGCATCGGAAGCCCGTTGCATTTCGTTGGCAATGCGACGGCAGAGGATCTCTTTAACCAGGCGGGAAGCACTGGCCAGATTGCGGCCCCAGGCATCCCAGTTAATGCCAGAAGTTTTGCTGAAGTGTGCCACTTCGTTAGAAACATCAACTGCCAGTTTCATTGCGTTGATGTACGCAGTGTACATACGCTGCTGAACACCGACTTTAGGAATCGCCCCTCTTTCAGAAACGATGCCGCTGTGAGTCAGGCCACCTGTGTTGCGCTGCTCGTAAGGAATCTGAGTAGCAACGGTTGCTGTTGGATCAACAAATGTACTGACCAGTTGCAGCACATTCATATCTGAATACGCTTCGCGGATCACTTCGCGCTGGAAGCCAACCGGCAGATCGGTGTGATTGATGTTAGTGGGGCCACCTTCAGCGAGAGTGCGAACCGCTTCACTGATCTGGGGAGCGTTGACGGAATCAAAGACGCGCAACACTTCACGGGTAAAGTGTGAAAGGTTCTTGTCTTCCGCCAGTTGAATCTGACCATTCATAAACGCACTGGTAGTGCGCAGCTGTTCGTGCTGAACAGATTGCAGACGGATAGCTTCAGTGGACAAACCACCGCTGACCTGAACCTGACCACGGGGAGTGGTGACATTGAATCCCATCTCCTGCAGTTTGACGGCCGCAGCCTGTTCGTTACCGTGTTTGATTTCACGCTCGGCCAGGGCCTTGATTTGATCATCGCTCATTTCTGGTGTGATCAGTTCGCCCAGCTCTTTTTTGATCGTGGCTTTTACATCGTCGTCCAACCCTTCGGCGGCATCGATGGCTTCTGCCAATACTTTCTGTTTGTTTTCTCTGGATTCCTGCAGCTTGCGAGCGTTGGCGGCAGTTTCATCATTGGCTTCTTTTAATAGCCGTTTAACGTCGTCTTCCGAGAGCGTTTTCGTTTTGCCCTTATCATCAAGATTGCCATCAGCAGCAGAACGGCTAAAAGCTGCCAGCGCTTCATCCAGCTTGATGGTGACGGTGCCACTTTTGCCGCTTTGCGCGTACTCTTCAGACAGTTTGATAGCGCCGTTTTGCAGCGTATCAATGATGATTTTTGCTTTGGCTTCGTCTTCCACGCTGGAGAGCATGGTTTCGGCCAGCTGCTTGAATTGAGCCTGGATGGATTCACCCAGTTTTTTATCTGAAAACATCGCCATCATGGCGGCGATAAGGTGTGCGAATTTCATGGTGTTCTCCTCCTGGAGCTTTTTGGCGATTCGTTCTGGGATAATGGTGGGAATATTGCTGTCGAGATCTTCCGCCAGCACCACACGATCCAGTCCTTTCACATGGGGACGAACCACCAGACCGGCACCGAAAAGCAGTGGGCCATGTTCGTTCCGTTGTTCGTTGTCGATGTAGTTTTCGGTGTAATCAACCGAGAGGTAGCGATAACCCTTGTTCTTCACCGCATCCACGCCGAAGGAGGTCCACTCTACCAATCCCCGCAGTTTGCCCCCGTCCAGACGCAGTTTGCGGATATAGCCAGCGGCACCGTCTTCAGGCTTATGGGCAACATCAATGGCGATGTCTTGCCCGTAGGTGCCGTTGTCAAAATTCTTGATTAAGTCTTCCAGCAGCTTACGGGTATGTTCAAAGCGCCCGTATTGCGGATGATAAAAGCTGCCGGTGCGGGTCAGAGTGACCCAGGATTGAGGATTGCCGTCGCTGCTTTCTGATTCAGACAGCGAAAGCGCATCGGACAAAATCCGTATGCGCTTACTGAGTTCGGTCGGTTCGCTGAGCTTTCTGCGTTCTGGTTTGCGAATCACACCAGCTTGCCCTCTGTTGACCTGGTAACAAAAAAAAAGCCCGGGACTCTGCGGGAGAGTCACCGGGCTTTAAAAATGCCTTCGTCGGTAGGGTTCCAGATTCTCAGGTATGGGGCGACAGTAAAAGGGAACGGGGTGTCGTCCTATCTTTTAGAAAATCTGAAGGTTTCAAGGTCTTTAATAATCATTGACCGCAAACCGTCGGGTGAAAATAAGCTGCCACCAACAATACTTGGCCTATTCGCTTCATCAGATTTACCTTCATACATTATTGATAATCTGCTCTCTACCGCCTCAAAGTTGAAGTTGGAATAATACTCTGAAGAAAAATCTTCAAACCCGGCTGCCTCATAGAGACTCTCGTAAAGTACGAATTTGCTTTTAGCCTTCTCATAAAGGTCAGGACGCTCTAGTTTCCAGACGGCAAATAATGCGGATATTGAAATTATGTCCCATGCGTAAGTATGCATCCTTGGCCAGCAAGGCATTAATATTGTGTAGACTTTTTCTATCTTCCTATAGGAAAGGTCATAGAATTCTGCAAATGAAGATATAGCAAGCTTTAGCGTATCTGCTGCTTCCTTTTCTCTTTTTGTGTTTAGAAGTTCAAACCTTTCACTCATGGACTGACAGTATTTTACAAAGTCATTTCCAAAATTCCTGTCATTATATTTTCCCGAGCCATATTGCTTAGGTAGTCTCGTGTGTAGATGGTAGAACTTCTGCAAATAGTCTTTAGCCTTAATATCTGCACCATAAATGCCTTTGACAGATCCCTCTATTTGCTCATTATTCATAGAAAGAACAAAGACGACATTATCTACACAAAATAGATGCTTAACTTTTTCCAAAACCTCCAAAGCATAATCTGGTCTGCATCGGTCCAGTTCATCGATAATGACAACTAAAGGAAAGCCTTGAGATTGTCTTACCTCTTCAGCACTTTTTTTAAGCACCTCTCTGAAATGGGTTAATGATGCCTCATCTTCGTTTTTTTCAAGTTTCTGTTCGAGATAACTTGTCGTACTATTTTTCAGCGTGTCTCCTATGTCTTTCTCAATATCCTTAAAGTCTTCTGACGTTATGGTATTGAGTGTTATAGCTTTTAGACCAAGCCCAATGCTTTTAGATAGAACAACTTTACCAACATTTAGTGCAGCGTTTTTGAATTCCTTGCTTTTCTCTTGTGAAATATGCTGCTTAAGGCTGGTTTGAAGTGATTTCAATATTGAACCAGTTATCGCAATGTATGGATCACTGATGTAATCGTACTCGAATGCATCGATGTATATTGTTTCGACAGAGTCTGGTCTCGCCTTCAGGTATTCTCTCCATAGCTGGATGAAAGTAGTCTTTCCATCCCCCCATTGTGCGTCAAGGTTGATGACCAAAGGCTCATTGATGGACTCAATCAAAGCATTTAGCTCAATGCAGAACTGTTCTCTTTCGAAGCAGTCATGCTTGAAAATGTCCTCAGGATCAATAGACAGTGGTTTAGGGTAAATTCTCATATATAACTCCATTTATGTTTCAATAAAGTTATAAGAAGAAAATTCCTATCTGGCAATGTTTATTGTTAACTTTAGTAGTTCAATGGCGCATAAACGACAAAATACGTATTTCTATAACTGTAAACGTTAGGAGCACGGATAGGCTCCTAACAGAACTTTTAGACTGGTTGCTTTTTGAGTCGCTGAGACGCTACCTCAAAGTAATGATTCGTATACTCAATACCAACGAACTGTCGTCCAGAATTGACGGTTGCAACACCGGTACTCCCTGAACCCATGAATGGATCAAGAATAGTTCCACCAGGTTCAACAATAGAGATAATTTCCTTCATCAATTCTACTGGCTTGCCGGTCTGGTGAAAGCGCCCGCCTTTATTGACTGAACAACTACTCATGCCGGGAAGACAACCAACCCCTCTGTCATTTGATGGCATATTGCCCTTACTGCCCCAGAGTACAAACTCGGCAGTCTGTCGGAACTTACCTTTGTTTGGTCGTGCGTTTTTCTTATCCCATACATAGGCTCCACGCCAGACAAAACCGGCAGACTGGAGAACATCACTTAATACGGGGTACTGACGCCAATCAGTAAACACACAGATAGGGGCGCCGGGCTTGGCGATTCGATAGGCTTCTGACAGCCAGAGTGAAAGCCAGAAGGCATAGCTTCTTTGATCACGGCTATCGCCGGGAAAGTCTGGAAAGCTGTTAATGGCATTGCAGGAGGTGTATTTCTGACCTGTGGTCTGGTTTTTAACATTCTGGTGAATCCCACCAGATGAATAGGGCGGGTCGGTGATGATGCCATCCACTGAATTGTCTGGCTGCTCCATCATGATTTTCAGGCAATCACCCTGGTACAGAGTGACACCCTCGACTGGTTGTTGAACAACTTCTTTCACTACAATTCCTGTATAGAGTTCGGCTCCTTCGTCCTTCTTTGTTGTTATGGCACTATCAATACGGCAGATAGCAAATGGGTACAGAAACCCATTCCTTGCAACGGCATAGTGCCATGGATTCATGGACTTTGACACACCGGGATCGCACCACCTCACCATCAAATATTTTATGACCACATTTACAGGTCACGGTGTCGATTTTGGCAAAGTGTGCTTTGTTGAGTTCTGATTTTGGGGCTAAATCGCTCATAGAAGGTCGTCCTCATAGTATTTTTTAATGTCCTTCCATGGACGTTCAATATGGTTTTCTTTTAGCAGGCCGGCATTCAGTGCCTGTGCTTTTTTCTGGCTGCCCAATACCTGGTATTGAAGTTGGCCGGGTTGTTTCTGTAGCCATTGAATGCGGGTTTCTTTTTCCGCTTTGTCCTCTGATGTGATTTCGTCATCAAACACCGCTTCGGTGTAGGAAAGCGTATTGGGGTGGGCGGGCCATGGAGTTTTTCCTTGTGGATAGACGCCCTTGCCCAGACCGTATTTGTTAACCCGGGCGTGCATATCGCAAATGTCCGGCTCGGGATGACCAGGAGAGAGCAGAAAACGAGTACCCACCACACTGTCTTCTTCAAAGGCAGAGGATTCATAGGCCATACCATGGGCGCGGTTGATTTCAGTTCTGAATAATCGGCGTGCATTGTTGTAGGGTGCTCCCTTTCCTGTCATCAGATCCGCTGTTGTGGCACGACCAATAGACGACGCATCCGCCATTTTTATTTTCTTTTGCAGCTCTGCCGGAACTGGCGCTCCCCGTTTTATAAAATCTTCCGCTGCCTGGCTGGCGCTGTTGCCTTGAATAATGGCGGATTCAATGGCACGGCCCACCACTTCGCGGGCATGGTTATTGACCCGCCATAACCGATCAGACAGTTGCAGACCATCGGCAGCCTGAAAAGCACGAGCCATACGCACCGCTTCACCGGCCAGATCGTTCAGCTTTGCCACCGGCATTGTTGTTGCAAAGGCGCCAGTGGCCACGGCTGCGGTTTGGCTTTGATAACCGGTAAGGAGTTTTTCTTTTATCTGGGCCAGTTGCTCCAACACTTCGTCTACCTGACGACGAAGTAGACGCAGATTATCCAGCCTTACGGTGCCATCACTGGCCGCCATTAAGGTGATACGCAGTCGTATTTCTTCTGCAGCCTGCCGGTAAGCTTGCTGCAATCCATTAAGCGCTTGAGCGTCTAGCTGGTTTGCTTCCTTTCTTGCCTTGTTGCTGGCTTTTTTTATGGCGGCTTTGCGCTGCGCTGGTGTCATCAGTTGCCGCCTCTGGTGGAGATAGTCGTGGCGCTTTCTCCTTTGGGCGCATTGTTAGGGGTGACATTGACGGTTGGTTTTTTGTTGCTGGTTTCTTCCGGTTTTTTGTCTGTCGTCTTTTCTGGATAAGGATTGTGCGTGTTGTCTTGTTCTTTTAGCTTGGCTTTTACCCGGGAGACATCGAGCCCCGCTTCTTCCCACACCATGTCTTGTGGTGTGCCCATAGCCTGAAGCTTGAGCGCTCTGTCTGCTCTCTGGTTTTTGGTTTCGGTGTTGCGCTCTGCGAATTCAATGGTGAAGTCGCTGGCATCGGGGTTGATGCCCTGAAGTAATAGATCAAGATAGAACCCCTCACGGTATGCCTGGCTGATCATATCCTGCAGGCTGTCGACTTCCTGGTAGTAGTCCGCTTTCAAGTCTTCCAGAACATCACGGGCGAGGTCTTCCACGTAACCGAATAAACCTTTTGGCGCTGGAGAACCGGCAAAGAAGGTATCTAGCAGGTAGGAAACATCCGCGATTTGATCAAGGTTGGCATCGCCTTGAATGGCGTTCACGGCACCTTTTTTATTCATAAAGAAGTCGGTTTGAACTTGCCCGGCATTGCTTTCTACTTCTTGCTTGTATTCCTGCATTTCGGGAGCGGTATAACCTTCAAGCACATGCGCCAATTTTTGAGGAGCACGATGGCGACGACGAATCACCAGATCTTCTTCTGTCATGGTGAGTTTTTGCCAGATGGTGCGGGTGGCATCCAGATAAGGCCGCCCCAGAGAACCCATGTCGTCAAAGTTGTCCGGCTCCAGTCGTACCATTGTGAGTTGCCAGAATGAAAAACGAGCCAGCTCTTTTCCGGTGAGCGGGTCTACTTGTTTGTACGCTTCCTGCATATCTTTAAAGCGGCCTGTTCCATCTACCCTGGGAACAATGGTTTCTGATGGCATACGGATACCGCCGCATATTTTCATATCTGAACTGAGCACCCACTGAATAGGCAAATTGCCTTCCATGGCCGCGCCCCGGGCATCGGAGAATAGTTTGTTGCGATTGTTCAGTTGCACCCGCTGGCAGAACTGCTGCCAGAGTTTTGTTATCCGTTTGTTCTCTTTGCCTTTCCACTTGAGCATTAGGCCGCCTTTGGTGACATCGCGGGCCATGCGTTTGTGAATTTGTTTGATCCGGCCATCCGTCTTATCCATATACCGTAAGTGGAGGATGGATTGACGCAGGTCAGGATCAACATGCATCTGGTTGTAGAGGTGCTTGATGCTGTTTTCGGGAGTGGCGATCTGGCCACGGCTTTGCCGCTGGCGATCGTATTCTGCATTCATGGCAAGGGCTTCTTTGTACTCTGCGCCGATGCGATTCCCGAATAGTTGGGGGAGTTTGAATTTCATAGAGCGCCTCCTATCAGATCAAGAGGCGACTGACCTAGCAGCTGCGCCCGTGTTTGTTTGCGGGTTGAGATAACGGTTTGCACATGGCACTCGCCCCGGGTAACAAAACCCCAGACCATGGCCATGAAGGCATCGAACAGGTCATCGCCGATGGTGCGTTTGACCATTTTGTAGCTGGCGTATGCACCTTTGGTGGGTACGGATTTGATATTGACCAACTGACGACAGAGTAATTGCATGTCTGCCATTACCGGATCAGAGCTGTCGTCATCATCCATCATGGGAATAGCGACCCGGCTGTTGTTAAACAGACTGCTGACCGCTGAAGCCATTTGATGTTTGGTCATGCCTTCAAAGCGAATAGGAGAAAACGGCCATTCTGGCCAGGTGCTGGCGGTGGATTCACCACCACCGATGGCGCGGCGATCAACAGGGGTTAAACCTTCAAAGAAAAGACGGTCACAACAGGCAGTCATCATGCCGACACCGTAGGCATCACCAAGAGCATAATCAGGTCGGAAGTATTTCCAGAGGGTGACAATATCCTGCATGACAGTCGCTTCATCGGTACCCGCTGACCATGTACGACAAAAGATGGGTACCACAAAGCCTGAGATTTCTTCACCGACCACCAGGGCGTGTTTTGACGCTGCGGGATCTTCACCATGGCCGGAGGCATCGTAACCGAAACTGATCAGGCCCCGTTTTTTGTATTCCACTCCCGGAACGGCCTCTTCTATTTTGATTTGTGCAGCAATGCCACGGACTTTGGCTTTTTGCAGCCACTTTTCCCAGATCAGGTTTCGGGCTGCGACGTTTTTGCAGAGGAGCTGGCGGATAAACTCTTCAGGAGCCAGCTGGTCTCTCATATCCATGATGAATTGTTCGTTGAGAATGCCGAGCTCTATGCCCAGATAGCAATCAACGATGGGAAGGATTTTGTATTTGCCGGATTCCACCATTTCTGAAAGCGTGTCAGCTCCTTTGAACACACCAGTGATACGGATGATGGGTTTATTGACCGCTTTCTTGCTGGCACCCATACGGCGGGTTGCGCCCATGGTCAGCAGGAAGCGGGAGTACAAACGCTCCGGTGGCATGTCGTCCACTTCTTCCAGGCTGGCAATGGTTAAATCAGAACCGTCTACCTGAGCCATGATGCCAAAAGCACCCGCTTTGCTGCGGTTGCTGAATTGGTAGGAAGCGTCTGCCATCTGTTTTCTACCTGCTTTATATAGGAGGAAGTTTTCCAGAATGGCAGAGCGGCGTATGGCATCGGTGTGATAGGTCAGGTTAGTGATGGACTGGGCTTCTCTTGGAGCAACAACTCCAAGCTCCTGATCGGAGTGGGTGGCCATGTATTCCTGAATCCACATTTCCTTAACGGCGGTTTTGCCAGTACGACGGCAGGAGAAGTCGAGCGTGTTGTCGTTTTCGTCCATGTCGATCATCTTTAAGACCTGCATGGAGTCGAGCTCAACGTTATGCACATGTTTGTGCCACATGGCATGGTCGCCCGCATAACGCTGGATTTCACGTTCGGAGACCTGGCAAAGTTCGAGGCGCTGAGCAGCGCTAAGACGTTGAGCCATTTACCACCTCAGCTTCAATATCTTTGGGTTCGCCGTCGTCTTGTTGGTGTTCAATGAGAATTGGGTCCTGACTGGCTCTTAATTGAGAGCGGCCAATCTTGTGACGCAGATCGGAGAGTTGATTCTCCATTTTCTTGCGGTATTCCTGCGCTGATTCTTTTTCTTCCTCTTCCTGCTGTAACTGGCCTTGCTGGATTCCCTGATCCGCTTGAATTTTTGGCGTCATGTTGAGGTCAGCCAGAGAAAGATTGTTGCGACCAATCATTTCCATCATCGGTTTGAGAAGTGGGTGGGCTTTTATTTCTTCAATGGTCCGTACTTCACCAGTTGCTGAATCTGCGTATCTGGCAATGCTGCAATTACCGTCTTTATCAAACCCAAAGGCCGGATTTTTTAAGGCAACGCCATCAGCAATTAATGCCTGCATCATGTCCTGCAATATGGCCATAAAATTAGCCTGGTTAATGGCATGCAGGTCTTGAAGTGCAGTAGGGTCGCCAGATTCCATTGCAACCAAAACCCGCAACATTAAATCGGATCGTTTAAGGCAGGCGATTTGTTGAGAGCAGTAATCGCGATCTACATCACAGGTTTTGCAGTGCGGATATTTGTCAGGCTTTGCCGGAAAGTACATGGCGGTTTTAGACGATGCACCATGCTTCATGGCATTGAATCTGGTAATACGTGCTTCTTCTGGCGTTGGATGCCCTGCCAGATTTGCAGCTGATGCTGCTTTGCCTTGGTTGGTTTTTGGTCCGGTTGCTTTCAGGTGAGCATTGAATAAACCCACCTGCCAATGAACTTGCGGGCTCTCGCTTTCACATTCCGGGCAGGATGAATAATACCGGTAAGGGTGCGCACGCTCTGGAGCAGATTCCGTGCGTGTCGGTTTGGCGTCAAAGGTCTTTTTACAATCAGCACAGCGGAAGGTCACCGAACCCGCTGGCTCAACAGGCACTGGTTTCAT